TATTACCGTAATCGTACCTATCCACGAATTAACAGATAGTACCAAAGCCAGCTTCGCTATTGCGATGGAGAGCATTGAAAAACAAAGAGTCGCGCCAGACGAAGTTCTATTGGTGGTACCGAAAGACAGTGAAACCTCACAGTATCTGAAGAGTTTCAAGTTCTCGACAATCAAAACTAAGGTCAGAGTTGTTGAAAATGAAGGTGAAACAGATTTCTGTACTCAGTTCAACTTAGGTGTGAGTGAAGTTAAAACAAAATATCTATCATTGTTGGAATACGATGATGAGTATTCGACCATATGGTTCAAGAACGCTATTAAGTACATTGAAGCATATCCTGAAGTGGACATCTTCTTACCGATCATCGCAGATGTCAATGGTGACGGTAATTTCATCGGAACCACAAACGAAGCGGTCTGGGCGTACAGATTCTCTGACGAGATGGGGTTCTTGGATTCAAACGCACTATTAGCTTATCAGAACTTCAATATTGACGGTATGGTAATTAAGAAAAGCTTGTTTGAAGACTTCGGAGGTTTTAAATCTGCTATCAAACTAACATTCATTTATGAATTCCTCTTGAGAATGGTTCATAATGATGCTAAAGTGATGACAATCCCTAGGTTCGGTTACAAACATACCAATATGAGAGAAGGCTCATTATTCCATACTTATAGCCAAGAGATGGACCCTACTGAATCGAAATGGTGGTTGGATAAAGCTAAAAAAGAGTTTTACTTTAACAAACCGAGGGCAATAACATATGAGGGGTAATCGAAATGAAAGGTGGTCAAAGAACGAAAGAAAAAGGTCAATGACTATTTCGGTGAAGAAGAAGAGAGAGCGGTAGCAGAATTTTTGAATTCTGGTATCATGATACCTGACATTAATGATCCGAGATATCTTACTGAACCAGAGAAAGCTAATTTAATCTGGAGCGGAACCAGCGAACACGCGTTACATCGAGAGCTGATATACAATCGTAGATTGAAAGAACCGTTGAATAAAATGGTCGAGTATATCATAAAAAGATATAAACTATATCGTGAGGGCATATCGTTCGAAGAGCTGCACATGGATGCGCTTAACAACTTAATATTGAAAGCCCATAAATTTGATTCAGATAGAAAGTTTAAGGCTTATTCCTATTATGGGACAATCATTAAGAGATATCTTATAGGTAAACTACAGGATGACGCCAAAAGTATTAAGAAATACGATGATTTCGATGATGTGAGTTCCGAACTGGAAACTAAAGATGAATATCAATACGAAATCGAAGACCATTCATTAGATGTAGAGAATCTGATTAAGAGCATGGTATCAGCCATTAAAAAGGAAATGGAGAGTTCTGCGACATTAGGTATATATATGTCTAAGAATGAGATGAAATTGGGTACCACGCTCATAGATATCTTAGAAAACAAAGAACTGGTCACACCCATCCTAGGCGGAGGGAATAAACATGATAAATTGGCGATTATGGAAGTTATAGTAACCCACTCAGGTCTGACTGTAAAAGAAGTCAGATTGGCGATGAGAAGATATAAGGCCTTATATAAACTGATTAAGAACATTGAAATTGACAGTGACTAAAAACTACTTTCCGCATATTTACTAATAAAGGAAAAAGCCATGCCACGTCCAACTAGAACAAAGGTAAAAGTAAATAACATACCATCGTTAGAGGTGGTGTTACAAGAAGTTTATAATGAGGCCTGTTCAAATATTAAAGAGGCTCAAAAAACTATCAATGAACTTACATTGGGTTCTCAACCAGAAGACGTTGACGACCATACTAAGGTGGCTAAAGCTAAAACCGATTTATTGAAAGAAAAGACTTCCAATGTCAAATTAAAGTTAGAGGTGGCCAGACTACAGAATGAAACCATAAAACACGCTGGTGACATGGCTGTAAATATGGGTAATCATAGTGCTAACGAAGTTAAAGCGCAAGACTTTGCTGAAATCAGAAAGCTCATTGAAGCTAGGATGAAGGAGAAAGATGAACAAGAAAATGAATAATGTCAATCGTAGCCCAAAAAGAAAGTGTATTTGGCAATATTGCTGCATTAAGAACGCTAACGGATGATTTTCCGAAATTAGCGATTAACAACTCATTCCCATCAATCAACAATCAAGGTAACTCTCAAGACTTCTTGATGGACCTGATTTTTTCTTTAGTAGGATTCGAAGAAATCCGAGAAGTGCTAGTCGATGTGTTAACATACGCCACCGAAGAAAGTGAATCGCTAATAAAAGAATCGCTTAAAGTAGAACTTAAAAGCCTTGTGGCCTGTGGCATCAATCCGTCACTCCCAACATGGATGATCCAAAACGGAATCGATATCCCAGTAAGCGACTTGGATTTTTTCAATATACTTAAAGTAAACCCAGAAACTCAAGCAGGTGGATTACTTTACGAAGATGTGGCCAGCGGGGTAAACTCAACCGATATGAACACTTTCTTGTATTATACAATACAAGATTCACCAAACCCGAATACTTGGAATAACATATTAGACTTCAGGTTCTATCAGACTGGTCTACCTATTAACAATAGTTTTAATATTAAACCTACGGCGCAATACGATAATCTTACTGACTTAAATAATGACTTTATCGATAGTGTAAGGCTATTTCCTTCAGGTCAACTGATAACAAACATAGTCGATAGTCTATTTGGTACAATCTCATTCAATCTGGATGTTAATAAAACTGAAAAACAATTAGAGCTTGAAGCTGCTATAAACTCAGTTACACAATGTATTATCAATGCTAATGAAGATGAAGTTATAGATGACTCGTTTTTCACATTCTCAAACCCACAACTAAGAGAAATTAAAGAAGAAGCTAGAAACAGGAAACAAGGTATAAGACAACTTAAGACATGTTCAACTGTGGATGTTAATATGCCTATAGAGATATTGACTGATTTCAGAACTGAATTATCAGGTGTGACTAACTACTCAGGTGCATCAAACTACGTGGAACAGAGATTTATAATCAGTAATGTCATAACAACAATGGCCAACCATACAGCTGGGTTTGCGGGTCAACCTGTTGACGAGTATTCAGTAAAATTGGATTTCATAGGAACCATGTTCAAATCTATAATAAGAGCCTTTGTCAACGCCATACTTGGCCCTAAGATTGTTACAATATTTTTAGTCAATTACAAAATAGCGTATGGACCGACCGCTGAATATTCTGACCCGATAGACTTCATGAAGAAGAACGCTCAACTCATGCGAATAATCATCGACAGGATTAGAGATATGATTATAGAAATACTACTACAGAAAGTATTAAAATATATCACAGCGCTAATAGCTAGAAATCTGGTCGAAGCTCAGAAAGAGAAGGGACAGGCCCAATTAGCGATCATTCTTAGTTTGGTAGGGATACCACAAGATGTGATACGCTCAATAAGAAACAATATACCTATAAGTTATTGATATGCGAGATTGTAAAAGTGATAAGAAAGCTGGCGTTGTAACCGAAAGTAGAAGCTCGATAGGTAATATACTACAGATAATCCAATCGGTATTCAGCTTGATGAAACAACCTGCTGATACTATACCACCACCACTGTTATTCATAGGAGCTAAAATGAGGCCTGGACTCAGTGCTAGAGACATGGCCGCGAGGGTAATATCCAGATTCAGTGAATCCGATGCCGTGAACGGTGAAATATTCCAAGAAGGTAATAATGTCATGACGGCCTTGATGGTTATAACAATGGAAGAAATTGTAAATGCGATACAGACTGAAGCTAAAGTAACTACGATAATCGACCCTGGTGCCATTATAATAAACGCCAGTGGAGCCAATGCTGGTGGACCTGTAACCGTTGTGGGGACAAATATAAACATACCATCAGCGCAAGGTGTTGTTCAATAATATATCTGAATTCAACTATAAATGAAATTATGTCTGATTTGATGAATAAAACTAATAGCCAACTAGTTATAGAGGCTAAAGAGATTGCAAACGCTTACGAAGCGCTCAAGAGTAGGATATTATCTGATATAGATAAGATGACTGAATATGAGATTAAATTCGCTAAAATAAACGCAATCTTAAAAGAGAGAAACGTATAAGATGAGCTTAGATAAAAAATATTCGATAGGGATAGGTAATACATTCAATAAATTACCTAAAGAATCTATCATACAATTAGGCGTGGTGAAATTAGTGGGTGAAATCCCAGTGAACAACGTTAACCAAGCCCAAAGGAAAAGAGATGAGGTATTTAATGCTGATCCGAATGTCATCAGGTGTAGAATAGACACCAATCAATACGACCAACCTATTTTGGACGATAGATTACTACCTAACTGCTACCCTATGTTACCAAAACATCTTAATGTGGTACCAAAGGTAGGTGAGGTGGTATTCATAATGCTATTAGACCCTAGTGACCGATATTCAGACCGCTTATATTTCGGACCCCTTATCGGTAGTCGAGAATTCCTAAAGGAAGATAGAATAGATACCAACGCACTCAATAGTCTATCAATATCCCCCATTTCACCCAGCACTAATCTAAATACTCTCAAAGATACTAAAGGTGTATTCCCAAATAGGGAAGATATCGCAGTGCAAGGTAGAGACAACTCAGATATAATTTTTAAACCCAATGAAGCACTTTTAAGGGCTGGTCAACATGTCGAGAACAACACCATAGTATTCAACAGCGATAATCCAGCTTACATACAGCTTAGATTCAATACCGATATTGAAGATAGTAAAGACTCATGTACTCCTGAATTTTCACCGCTTAATAATCCAACGACAAATAATTTAAGCGGATGTAACTCAAGCGGCAAAAAAGGTAGCGTGATAAACCTTGTGGCCGATAAGATAAACATTATAGGTCATAGTGATACGGATAGAAAATATAGTATAACGAATAACGAGAATTATATAACAGAAGAAGAAATAACCAATATCATAGAAACTGCTCACCCCGTAGCCTTTGGCGACACACTATTGGACTATCTTAAAAAGTTGGAATTGGCGTTCATGAATCACGTCCATAGATTCCCTGGCCTTAAACCTTCAGCCGTACAAGGTGAGAATTACATTAAGGAATATTTAGAATACCCTACCCAAACTATCTTGTCTAAGAACGTGAGGATTAACTGATTCATATATTTACCAATAAAGACGCTATGGTAGTAAAAACATATTTTGATAAGAATAATACAATAATATTGAACAGTTTCACCAACACAGGAAGAAACCCAGTCACTGAATTGTATTACGGTGGTGAAGGTGTGGATAACCAATATACCAGATTCATATTTTTCTTCGACCTGAATCGCTTAAAAAGTTATTACACTGGTAACACCTTCCCCGAAATAACAAAGTTCACACACAGGCTTAAAATGACCAATACAGGGTCATTGGATAAAGCTCTACTAGGTCAAGATACTAACACATGTATAAATAAAGAAAGATCTACATCTTTTGACCTGATACTGTTCCCAATCACACAATTTTGGGAAGAGGGTATAGGTTATGACTATGAAGACTGTGCATACGTTGCGGGTCAAACCGCACTCAATGTGACACCAGCGAACTGGTTTAGCGCAACCACATTATCAGCTTGGACGCAAGCTGGAACCTATACAGGTGCCACCAGTGGTATCACCATAGCAACACAGCATTTCTCATTGGGCAATGAGAATCTAGACATGGATATAACAGATTATGTAAATGGGGTGTTGACAGGTAACACGAACAACGGACTCGTTTTAGCGTATCAACAAGAATATGAACAATTGGGAACCGATAGATATCAATATGTCGGTTTCTTTACCAGACACACCCAAAGTATCTATGAACCATATGTGGAATCTATTTATTCAGAATATATTACTGATGATAGACATGATTTCTATCTTGATAAACAGAACAAATTATATCTTTATGTGAATTTAGGTGGAACGCCCACTAACTTAGATACGATCCCATCAGTGGTGGTCACAGATTCTGAAGGTGATGTGTTTTCAGCTTACACACCTAGTGCCGTCACACACGTTACTAGAGGGGTCTATTCCATAGATATAATAGTACCGACTACCAACGACAACACGCCTGACCTGATGTTCAATGATACTTGGTCTGGGATAACTATCAACGGAATAAACCGACCTAACATAACATTGGATTTCGCATTGAAAGATTCATCATCTTGGTACAATATAGGTGACAATTCATATCTACCGAAAAAAGTAGGCATTGTCGCATCTGGTATACAACGAGGGGAAAAGGTTAAACGTGGTGATATAAGGAAAGTTATTATTCAGACAAAGATACCTTATACCGTAAACCAAGAACAAAAAGTTGATAAGGCTGAGTATCGTCTATATGTTAAAGAAGGTAGGAATGATTTAACAATCATCGATTACCAACCCATAGAGATGGCTAATAATCATAATTACTTCTTGTTGGATACGCTTAGCCTATTACCGAACACTTACTATGTGGATATAAGAATATCTAGCAATCTGGAAGTATCTACGTTAGCTGAAGTGTTATACTTCGATATAACAAGCCTATCTGAACTACGATATAGCCAATGAAGTCAGTTCGTGAATTATTAAGGGAGGCAATCCAAAAAGAAGATTACGGCCAAGTCAAAAAAGGTTCACCCTATAAAATACTTAAGCGGTATGATTTCACAGATGAACATCTAGACCACCAACACGGTCAAGATAATTATAAGGCAGTTATATATGAGAAAGGTGGTGATACTCCATTGGCTAAAGTATTCTACACGATTTACGATGGCGAAGTCAACATATCGTTCATAGAATCCATCGCCAAAGGTAAAGGTTATGGGAAGATTCTGATGATATTCTTAGCAAAAAAATACGGTTATGAGAATCTTGAAAGAACGTCATTGACCCAATCTGGTGCAAATATGAGAGCTGAACTCGATGACCTATTCGACTTCAATTATGAAGAACATAAAAAATCGCAAACGAACCATTTGGACATATCCGATATTAAGAACATTAAAGACGAGACTGTAAAATCTTTTATGATGGATATGGTAAAATATGGTTATGACGCGACTTGGACCAAATGGGTTGATTATCTTGTCAGTAGTGGTAAGGATGATGAATTTGACTTCAATGACATATCTGAACTGACGACTTGGTTTAAAGACTCGAAGACTAATGACAACCACCCTGATGATGAAGTACCAGAATGGGTGATTAGTGGTATGGAGGATTTAAAAAGTTATTGACTCCGAAAAAAACGTATCTTTGTGGAGTCAATAACTAAAACGTATTATAATGTCAAAACTATTCACATCCAGAACCAGCGGAATCGCAATATCATTTGATAAGTCCGAATTTAATGATACACCGTTCGACGAGACCGTTCGTTATCTTAAAATGTTTTATAGAACAGATGAACGACTCAATTCGGAGTTTTTAGAACCATTCAGAAAGGCACAGCAATACATAGATTGGCCAATGCCCGAATTTACCGATAAAGTAGAAGAAGCGTTCAAATACGCTGAACCGTTTACGTATGCTGAAGCGTTCGCCATCACTGAAGATAGTTTTAGGGTAAAAGTATTCAACCTGATTGACATTTCAGATATGATTGAGAGCCTTGGCCACAAACGTATACACACCGATGGTAAAAAAGTAACACAGAAAGTGTATTCGGAAAGTGGTGAATTTTTAGGTTATCATGAATTTGATAATATCTATGAAATACATGAAGTCGATGTGAGTACTATTACGCATAATAGCAGAGTCAGTCCAGAAAATCTTAACACTACCGCATACGCGCTGAAATGCTGGTGTACCACAACAAATAAAGAGCATTGGCTCTGGATTGAAGATAAATATAAGGATAATCCACTCGAAGCCGTTGCGTCAACATTCAGGGTTCATGAGAATCTTATACCGCATATTAAAGAAATAAAACGACAAGGTGATATTCTTCTGGTTGAACTAAATGAAGAGATTGAACCAAAGGGGGCTATAATCCCATTAACAGCTGAACAATATTTTGGGTTCTTAACATGCCAGAGTTAATAATATTTTCAGTATCTTTACGATAATAACTAACTGATAAATAAAAACAAAAAAAAATGGAAAACTTTGCAAATGAATTAATCTTAGAGGCGTCAACAAACACGCACACAATCAAATCGAATAACATTGAATCTGTTGATTTGGGTAATGGAATCCTTAGAATCAAAACGAACGGAAACGGAATTATAACACACGGTGAACACGGAACCATTCGTACCGAATCTGAACATATCGTAAAATATGTACAGCAAGAATACAACCCAGTTACACGACTAATGCAAGCCGCTTTTGACTGATAAGTTGGAAACGACAATAGTGAAGCAAGAATTCGACGAACACAATAGAGAAATCTATCGCGAATTAGACAACGGTGACCACGTTAGATGGTGGTACCTGAACGATGATTGGGAAAAGTTTGAATATGATAGCGGATCTCAAGTTGAGGTATTTGAACTATCATGTGGTACGCAAATAGTACAATTCTAACAGTTTAACTCGTACTTGAACAAACCGCAGTCCCAAATCCTATCATAGCCCAAATCTAACATCAACTCACGCTCAGTTTTAGAGAAATCTAATTCTGGGTGTTTCTTTTTTAAGGAACTCTTACCAAAACCGAATTTATGCAAACGTTTGTTTCTGGATATCTTCGGGTTGTAATACCTATATTCTGGCGCATATGTTTTAGTCAACTCAAACCCCAATTTGGTATACATATTATAATCACCATTTAATACCCATCTTCTATCACCGAAACTGATAATCTTCTTTGGGTTATAATCACGAATAAAGCGTTTGATCAGCTTTCCAGCAATACCTACTACTCTATAATTAATATCAGTCGCATATCTGGATAATTCGTACTCATTCACATTAGTTAAGGTACCATTCATTGACCTCTTATTGGTGAAACACATCACAGCGATCAGCTTATCGCCATAATACGCCCCATAAGATATCTCAGACTTATCATTACCTTGTATATGGTTCATATATAGAAAATCAGATTTGACGCTTGAATCAACCCTATCTACCCTACACTGTCTTCCGCCTATAGAAATAGAAGTACTCAGCCCCAATAAATGGGTTATTTTATTGATTACCAGTTCTTTATTACTTATCCATTCATCCTCAAACACATGGATTAAACTATAACCAGAATCGTTCATCAATTTGGTTTTATTTAGGTGATAGTTTTTATCCTTACCCATACCCTCTCTATGGTAATACAATCCATTATACTCCAAACCGATTTTCTTATCTGGTAGTAAAATATCTATTTCAACCCCACCCAATAGAGACTTATCGTTTTTCTTAACATTAACGCCAAAAGATTTTATAATATTGTAAATTTCTTCCTGTGGTTTGGTGGAATACACAGGTTCAAAATGCCTTAATGTTTCTTCATATCTAGCTTTAAGATTATCCTTATACTCATTGGATAATACCCTACTATTAGGATATTTTATCCGATAGTCACTCAAGGTCATAGTATGGGTTGAGAGATGTTTGGCGGTGATGTAACCCACCTTCTTACCACATACCATACATGTGACGTGATTGTTAGGATTTGACCTATGCTTCAATTTATCGTATTTAGAATGGTATTTTATGTCCTCTGGGAAATCTTCTAAATATTCCATTAAACTGATGTTATGGGTATCAGACAAATGTTGTTCAAAACAACCAGTCGCATTGTTCACGTCAACCGTTTCCCAATTACATAGATTACACTTCCTAGTGATTGGTTTATCGACTTCCTTAATATAAAAATATTCTTCAAACCACTTTTTACCATACTCTTTTTCGTATTTCTTTCTTTGATATGTGTTGCTTGGGATGGGTACGTCACCGTATGTTGACATGATGTGACTGGTTAACGCGCCCGACACATTATTAATATCGTCAAACTCCCTATTAGTCGATTTACATACCGCAATCAGTTTTTTACTATCATCTGTAACGGTATATCTGAATACGCGTGAAGCTTCAATCTCCGAGCTATCGCCGTTAATAACTTGAGCACCTTTTTTCTTTATAGGTATATTATGTTGATTCAATATATCCTTAATCTTCAGTTTACCCACATTAAACTTACCAGCCAAAACTTCGATACCGATACTGGCTTCTTGATATATCTTGATGATATTTGAAATATCATCATCTGTTAATACAGTTTTCTTTTTCATGTTCTGATTATTTAATGCAAATATACATATAAATATTGAAAGATAAACCTTTTTAATTTTTAACCAAAAAAAAAGAGGCTGACACTAGGCCAGCCTCTTTATATTATCCGCTAAATCTTACGATTAGCGCAGTTCAGCTACGTTAAAGGTAGGTACACCATCTACGCGGATCGCTCCGTAGAATCGGTTGTTAACCGCTTTCTTCGCGTAACGTGTCATAATCCCTTTTACTGGAGCGAAATTGAATGGATTGTACATAGTTGGGGTCAACTGCATAGGCACGTAAGGTGCGTAAACATAACCTGTATCCAACAGAGACTTACCTTTGTGACCGATAATCATAGACCAAGCTGGTGCATATGGGTCACGGTACACTTGGTAACGACCACCCAAAGAACCGATACGCTCGATACCCATGTTATACTGATCTTGCTCAGGAGAAGCATCACTTACGTGGAAGTACTCAAGGTCATCGAAGATTGCAGAAATCTCTGAAGATACTACGATGAAGTTAGCACCACCGCGAAGGGTTGACTTATGGATTTGAGCTGAAATCTGGTTGACCTTAGTGATAAGGGTCTGATTCCAGTCCTTCTGAGTGTAAGCGTTAGAAGCGCTGCTAGCCTTTCTCCATCCGTAGTAATCCCAACGCAACTGCCAAGCACCAAGGCTACGGAGGTCACGAAGAATTTCGCGGTCGATTTCAGAAGCAACTTGCTCAGAAAGAAGAGCAGTAAGTTCAGCTTCAGCATCGATGTTATGGAATGCACTTACGTCTTGAGCAAGCTCAGGAGACCAAGTAGCACGAAGCTTACGCTCTTCAACAGATACTACAACCTCATCAAGACGGAAGGATACCTCACCCATTTCAGTTTCGAATTCAAGAGTAGCATATTTAGCCCAAGCAACACCAAAAGTAGTTGCACTAGCAGTAGTTGCAGACATACCAATATAACCGTCAAATGTAGTATTAGTAGCATTGATAGATACTGGGTGAATAAGGTCTAGACCTAGATAGATATGACCAGCTGAATCACAGACATCATCATAATCAACGATACCTTTACCATATTTTTGAGTTACAACGCGGAATGGAACTTTATTGGTACCGTCAGTCACTGAAGATGCACCGATAATAGTATCACCATTTGCATCTAAGATTGTTGAACCTGAGTTAACGACAACTAAGGATGCCAAGAATGACTCAGTATCCATTTGGTTACCATCAGGACCAGTCAAACGACCTTTATTAGTGCTGCTGAAACCAGATACACGAACGATTACTTCACGAACAGACCCGTCTGTCGCAGTAGCCAATGTAGCCGAAGGTGCAACATCAGAGAATGTACCGTTAGTATTCAAGGCAACTTTGTTTACAAATCCAACTTGAATAGTAAGAGTACCTTTAGAGTTATCAAACAAACCATCATTGTAGAAAATATCATATAGATTTTTCTGTAAGAATGGGGTTACTACACAACCACCTACACCAACACACTCAGGAAGTTGGTTCATACCAGTATGAGCTGAGAAAGTAGTGCCGTAAGGAACGGTGTCGTAGTCGTTACCAGCTACACCCGAACCGTTAACCCTAGAAGACGTAACAGGTACGAAGAAGAACAGCTTACCGATAGGCAGGTTCATAGCTTGTACAGATACGATATCGTTAGCCAGAAGCTTAGAGAATACGCGTCTTACGATTGGGAATACAACGGTTTCGAATGATCCAGAAGACTGCGCTGTGGTGCTTTCTGTGATCAAGCTAGAAGCTTGGTTCTCATACAGCTGAGCGATGTTTTCTTTCACGTGGCCTTTAAGACCTGTAAGGAAGCCCGTTTGATCCCATTTCTCTTGGACCTTCTTCCTTACTTCTTTCATGTGGTTAAGGCCGATGTTACCGACCATACCAGAAGTTAATAGATGTGACATTTGTTTTTTGTTTTTTTTTAGTTATTATTGTTATTATAGTAATTTCTTACCTTCCACTCTCTCCATCAGTTCACGGATACGAGCGGTTTCATTATCTACATAAGCGGTATGTTCGCTTAAGTTGGATTTTCCAGAAGCAACAGACTTATCGAGTTTCGATACGCTTTCGCTGATTGTCTTCCTTGAACCCATTTCATTTACAATCTTATCATAGAGAGCTTTGGATTCTTTAATAGATTTAACGCCATCGAATCTTTCCATGATGCTGACTTTCTCGTCTTTAGTTGTAGCATGCTCCAAGAAAATCTTAGTAACGTAGGTCAGATTGAAGTTGTAGAGAGCGGTCTCAGCCAGAGTCTTTCTGAAATTGATCAGGTTCTCTTTGAAGATTTCGTTCTCTTTTTTAAGTTTCGTTGATTCGGTCAGAAGCTTTTCATATTCTGAAGCTTTTGACTCCACCTTGACACCTTTGGCACCAGCACCTTTGATTGGGGTATTACGACCTGGCACCCTACGGGCCTGAGCACTTCCGACAGGAATAGCTTCATCAAGCATTTCTTCCTCGTCAATTTCGCCCTCCTCGACAGTTTCCTCCATTTCATAACCTTCCTCCATCTCATCGGCTTCTTCGTCCATATATACTTCATATATGGTCTCGTCCATTTCTTCTTCCATTCCCATTTCGCCTTCCATTTCCATTTCTTCTTCCATTCCCAATTCATCATCAACTTTGATTTCTACGGCTGATTGTTTTGGTTTAAGGATGAACTTTCCAGGTTCCTTGATGTCCATGTGAATCTCGTCACCAATGACCTCAATTTCATCGGTATCGGTCAGTTCTTTATAAACTGATAATACCATATCATCAGAAGCGTCAGTCAAATCGATTTCTTCCTCATCTGGTGCGTCTGATAGATCAACGTCAACCACGTCCATATCGTCCATGTCGACTTCATCTTCACCGCCCATTTCGGTGTCATCGAGTTCGATTTCAAGTTCATCATCACCTTCTAATGAATCAACATCCAGCTCATCGCCTTCAGTCTCCCCATCATAAGGATTGGCATCGACATCAGTCTCACCTTCCTCAGAACCTTCCATTTCACCTTCAACATCCTCTTCTTCGAAATCGTCATCCTCAGATAACGACTCATTGATCACGCTGTCAATTTCTTCCCTAGCGATTGCCCGAAGTGTTTCTTTCGCGTTTTCAGTTAAAGCTGCTTTAATGGACTGAATGTCCAAAAGCGCTTCTTTCACAAAATCTGTTTCTTGTTGTTTTGCCATTTTTTTTTTAATTTGTATTTTTCTTATTAATGGTTTTTTCTAATAAATATGCAATAGTGTCACAAACGGATAAAAAAATTTGTATCAGTTTTATAATAAATATGTTATGATGTTGAAAAAAAATTTTTAACCTAATAAAAATTTATCTAATCCGCTGATTATCTTATGTTTAGATTCTACCACTTCCATCTTCATAGCTGAAGATTTATTTAAATCGTTGAATATCCAAGAACCAGGTGTACTTGGATTTGTCACAATATCCCAACAAATAAGTTCAAAGTCATTCTGTACCACTTGTATTCCGTGAACATCCTCAATGGAACCGACGCCTCTTGATGAGACGCCTATTTTGATTCTGTGTCTAAGTAAGTTTGCTACTTGGTCTCCTGTGGTGGATACTATACCGAGGTTAATGAAACCTGGTGACATAAGAATCTCAATCTTACCCATAAGGACATTTCCTTCCCACCACATCTCAACGATGTTATGTGAAATTCTATCACCTGCGATAATGGATTCGGCAGGGTGGTCAAGTTCACCAATAGCATGTCTCTCGTCAATTAAGACTTGATAAGCCTTAGACTGTGATTTAAGGATATCTTCAGGGTATACTCTTCCGTTTCTATTCTTAACTCCGTATTTTTGTAGCACCGCGTAGATATAATACGGTTCAGCTATAACGTTCGAGCCTTGCTCAAACTTCTTCATTTCATTGATAAATGAATAGTTTCTTTTGTCGTCAGGCGAAATATAACCCGCGTCACGTTCAATCAGATACCCGAACCCAGTTTCTCCAGCTCTTAAAATCGATACATTCGACATAGTTGCATTTTATAATAAATATGCACCATGTCGATAAATTATTTTTTATTCTTGCTGAAATCTAATAGTTGGGCGTAATCTGTTTCGATATTAGTTATAATATACTCTGACATCTTTTCAATGTAATCAGAAATATTATCAAATTTCGTGTTGACGAATAAAGTTATGTCTGAGGACATAAAACTTTTTTTACCTGTTCGGATACCAGAACTTCTTAAATCTGTATCTACGATATACCTGAATCCGTGATTGGTAACAGTGTTCAGATATGCGTGTATGTGTGTTCTAACGCGCTTATTGATTGTGCTTACCAGTTGTTCTGGTTGTGCATTAGTGTTTTTCGGGGTAATCCAAGTTGACAGAGTCAAATAAACCGATTTGTTATCTGTTACGTCAATCGTGCCGTACTTTACCTTATGGTTGTTGAAATTATTTAATTGTACGGTTTTTCCTTTTTTATGCATTATTAAAATATTTGTTTAATAATACATTAATAATCGGTCTAGGTCAAGTTATTTCAACTATATTTGGGTTAATTTTTTTACCACTTCATAGTTATCGGTCATCATACAGAAAACGTATGCTTCCTCGATACATTTCAATTCGTGTTCTTGCCCTTTATCAAAGACAATCGTATCCCCTTTAGTATAAACATCGTTTGTGACTAAATCTAATACTACACCATCTTTAACTTGAAGTATGTGATATTCATCATTATTTCTATGCTTAGGAATACTTAAACCTTTTTTATATCTTAGCAAAAATCCATTATAGTCTTCAGGTGTCTTTATTCTCTTACATAATGCACCTTCGCATAAATCCAGTTCAAACCATTGGTCATAACTTACATTAGGTATCAAGTCACGGCTGGAAACTTCGACAATGTGTTTTCTTACTGCTACTGACATATTAATTCAATGAATCTTTTAAGTTTATCATTTTAATCATATCCTGTTCATACGTTTCAGAAACAAAACCCATATCTAACAATCTTTCTTTGACTAACAATAGTTTTTCTTTGACTGTCGCATCACTTTCGGAAATCTGACTGTTAACTCTGTTCAAACACTCTTTGATGATAGCGTTGAATTCGGTTTCTTGCGTTACTTTGTCATCGCTCATAAGTGATTTCACCAACGTTATATCTGACTCAGAAAGTTCAGCATACTTCTTATTGAATCTATCAACTAAAACTTTGGCCAACATATCAGTAGGCACATAATCCCCTGTCACAGGTTTCTCAATAGTATTATTTTTGATATGTTCTTTGATACTACCTTTTACCGCAGCCCGTTCTTTAACGTCATTGGAGAAAATGAGTTTAGCTATATCTGAATTGATTGCGATAGATTCAACCAAATCTCTTTTATTGGTCAACATATCCAAAGATTCTTTAAACAAACGATTAGCTTTTATGATATCTTTTCGGCTAATTCCGTCCAATTGTTTAACGGTTTCAGATATGAATTCTGATATGACGAAATCGTCCTCACTGTGATGTGTCCTAACGTTCTCGAACACTTTGAACTGCGTGTATAAAACGCGATTCTCTTTAATAAGCCTAAGTACTGAACCTAATTGTTTCTTGTCATAAGGCGTTTTATTGACAACGGAGTCTACAACGAATTCTTTTAGACTGTCTAAAAGTGAACCAAAATTATACATGGTGCGATAGTTTATATTTATAAATATGAATAATGGCAGTAATTGTTATTTTTGTTTGATAACTCCGTCAATATCTTTTAAAATTTCATTTATTTCGTTATTAAGCTTAAATCCTTTATCGTACATTTTAACTTTATTCTCGTTGATTTTGGCCTCAATACTAGGAGTGTGTATAGATTCCAAAAGACGATTCATGTAGATATCCTTGTACTTGTCAACCCTTGGTTGCACTTGTTTCTTAAGTTTTATTATTTCCTCGGTCAATAGTTTTTCAGTGCGACTTAAGCTTTCACCTATCTCTGGAACTGGCTCAGCTGCTGGCGCTTCAGGGGTTGCTTCACCTTCAGTCGGTGATGGTATCTCCTCACCTTCAGCCTCCTCACCTTCAGCCTCTTCAAACTCAACGTCAGAGCCGCCTCCCAAATCCAAACCACCTCCGAAGCCACCACCACCTCCGAAGCCACCACCTCCGCCACTGGTATCAGTTGCTTCACCATCCTCACCCATCTCAGGTACGACACCACCCATTCTGGCGATTTCCATATCACCATACAGTTTATCAACCTTATCGAATAGCCCCGTATATTTGATAACGTTCGCAGTGTTGGCCAATTCAGCTGAAGCGGCCTTTTCCATCCTTTGTTCAAGAAGGTCTTGTCGGTTCTCGTCATCACTCCAGCCAAGTATCTCTCGTCTGGCCCTAGTTAATGACATCGTACCGAAACCATTGCCTATATCACTTACCGCGTCCTTGACCAGAGTCACTTTTTGTTGAAGATTCTGAATCCTCAACATTTGAGCCTGTGTCGATGGGTTATTCATCGTTATTGTGAAGTTATCCAATTCATCATCAAAACCCAAGAGCAATAAGTGTATTATCGCAATCTTATTTAGTTCTTGAATGACCGCTTGTTGTATTCTATTGATTGTTCTAGCAAACCTGATATCCAATAAGGCCAAGTTCTTACCTTCACCTTGAGCCTCATCAAAACCTAAAAAGGCTTTAGGTACCCTTAATGCGGTGAATAACTTTCTCTGGAGGTACTCAATGTCTGCGATTTCACCAAGATTTGATCCACCTGGCAACGTCTCAATCGGACTAGGTGCGGATTCATCCCTAACAGGTACGAATATGTCTTGATCGTTACCCAATACATTCATTCTCAAATCCAATTGACCTGTTTTTGGGTCGATAATCGGCATACGCTTAAATCTGTTTGCGATTTCGTTGATATACGATTGCACGTCTTCTGGGTCAACGTTACCTACGAATATCTTATATATTCTACGCTCAGGTGCTCTTGTGATTCGGTAAACCATCATAGCATCTTCAGATAACAATAAGAGTTTCCATATGCGTCTGGCCTTTTCGAGGACGCTGGTCCCATATGGTAAACGTCTATCATCACCTAATAGTCTAAAATGTGCTATCTGCCAGTTCTCAAATTCTAAGTCTTTCCCCCTCCAATAAAATTTGACCTTATCATTTTTGGGTTCTGATGAATTCACAGCCCTAGAATAAACTGCATCGTAAACACCACCCTCTCTCCGTTCAATTTCAAAGTTTGGTAACTGTTTTGCGCCAATGACACCTCGTTTATCGTCAGTATTCAAAAAAACCATATTATCCCCATATTTTACCAAATTCCTAATCCACATAGGTAAACTTGTGTGGATATCCAACCGATTGAAAAACAAATCCTCAAGGACGCCTTTAACCCTAGGTGAATTAGAATATATGTTCAATACTCGACCTATATCGTTGACAGTGGTGGATTCTTCCGAAAGTATATCGAGGGTTGCTGCGATTTCAGGGTAGAACTCCATGGCCTCAAAATCAGAGTAACCACCAATCCTCGTAATTTCGTACTGAACTGCTTTTTGGAAAGTCTCATTCTCAACCCTCTGCCATAGACCGCCTAAGAATTTATTCTGTCTGGCCTGTAATGATTTTGTTTCAAACTCAGCCTTAGATGTAGTCCGAATAAGTTCATCAGATTGTATTGAATACTTATTGCTTATCTTATCTTGATCTATGCCGTAAGGGGTGAACACGCTGGTTAACCTCTGAAATACTGTTTGTTCTTTGCTCATTATTTTGATTTATTTAAATATATCTTAGAATCCGAAAAAATGAATTCATTTACGCAACATAATCACACGCAACATAAGCCAATTTCTTAACTTGACCATCAACTACTACCACTTCATACACATAACCGTTTGTCCAATCCTCACCTTGACTATTCGGTAAAGCGTCACACCCTTTAACAACCGTAGACTTAGTTTTAAGTTTATCTTGTGGTCCAAGGGTTGTAGACCATCTGTATAAGGTTTGTGGGTTCTTACCGTAGGTCTGTCTAGTAAAGGTTCTTTGTGTTGCCATAATTGTTATTTATATATAATTATCTGAAACCTCCGAAAAGCCACATATATTCACCCTTTGGGTCTTGCATATTTTTAGCTACAGTCGGACTGAAATTAGGTTTGTTTTTATTTTTATTAACATTATTAACGTCAGCGACCTTAAGTTCACCTGAAGTAGAAAATGAAACCCAGCTGGCCAACATTGCTCTAGTTTTCTGTTCTATCGCCTTAAGCTGTTTAAATGAGTTCTCTAATATGAATAACGCCATAGCCATAGCCATGATTAAGTCATCGTGCTTGCCCTTTGTATGGTCAGCCCTACCATTGATATACACGAAGGAATTCAATTCGGATAAAAGTCTTGTTGAACGTATTTTTATACCGTGGTCATCTCCCTCATCTTTATTAATCCTAATCATTTTCTCAAACGTAGAGACCAACCTAGTTCTATCACTACCTACTTGGAACCCAGCAATCTCATTGTCTGAGTTATACTTATCCATGTCTTTACGTTTTTTTAACCCTTGACCACCTTTTTCACCGTAATATAAGTTAGGGTACTTCATGTCTTGAAGTTTTAATACGGTAGCGACACCCATACCACCAGTGATATCGACTACTACTAAAGCGTTGTACAACGTTCCATACTCAAATAAAAGATTTGATAATTTATCTGGTGGGGTTCGGCCCATATATTCAGCGACCTGAGTCATAGTAGTGAAATCTATTATGGTGAACGTTGAATAGTCGGCACCATCACCTCTACTCACGTCACTGGCCAATATATACTCATGTCCCTCGATAGGCTCCTCCCATACCCAAAGCTCGCTTTCGCTACCGCTGACATATTTTGGATCTTGTACGTTTCTATTCCTATGGTGTTCAATGTATTCATCGGACACAACGTTACCGCCAGAACCTAAGAAAGACACGTCCAATTCTTGAGCAATTAGTCTGGCGTCATTATTCATCCCCCGACACATTGCCTCATACCAAGGTGATGTTGGCTTATAGCCGTCCGCAATTTTCTTACGGTAAGAATCGAAGGTGAAGTCCTCTTCATCGATAACTTCTTTATTTTTCTTTTCTTTATCGGTGTAACGATACCATTTAAGCCCAACGTTATATCTATCGTCTTGGTACCAACGCATTTCAATAATATTGAAATCATTAAGTTTTTTTAAGGCCAAATCGTATGTTTCATAGTACAACTCATCTAGTCCATTTGGGGTTTGATGTCCTAACATACCGTTATATAAAACAGAGTGGCACCAAAAGTCATCTGGATTTTCAGGTAACGAGAAATCATATGTTTTAGCCTTACCTAACTCAATATTCTTAATTCTACACCAAATACTATTTTCTATTATGATACGGTCAATATCATAAGGCTCTATGTCTACACCTAATTTTTTTATTTGGTCGATAAAACTAACGAATATAGGTTTAGATATATCAGCACTCTTACCTTTCTCAATAAATAGACGATTAACTTTCAATCCGCTACCTCTGAAATAATATGTTAAACCGTTATCATCGATAATGCGCCTTAAGATTTTTTTACCGTTAGGGACGAGATTATAGTGGTGATTTTTTGATTTATCTTTTAAAGCGCATTTTTTGATTTGTTTCCTTTCAAAAGAAAACCCGATTAAATCATAATATTTTTTAGCATTTTCTGACGTTGCGGAAATCCTATAATAATTACTTGAGACTTTAACTCTATCGGTTGGGCCACATACCCCCTCACTGTAATCAGTAAGAATACCGAAATTCATTAACATATGTTTCAATTGTAAACATAGTTTTTTGGATGAAGTGTTAACACCAATCCTACCTCTAACGCTATCGGAATAACCGTCACCATCCATATAACCCCTAATTAAGGCCATAGTATTTTTTTTGGATAGCGATAACAGTCTATTACTAAAAAACTTATCATTTGATTTTAGAGATAAATCCACTTCAAGATGTTCTAATATCGCACCTAAGTACTTCGAAGAAATTGTATAGTGTAAACCATCGTGACAAGAATAGTTAAAACCGCATTTATCGATTGCTGAACTGATATCATCGCCACATGTTATCGTAATATTCGTACCAATATGTTTACCTTCATCATTATATTTCTTATATGTTGAACCCTCAGCAATATATAAACCTATTAAATAAGCTAAATCTTCTGTTACCTTATCATAAATTATTCTAGGCTGTTTTTCTTTTTTTGAGAACGAATAATCCAAATCAATTGTGTCGAAATTACCGAAAACCATACCGCCATATTTTATTAACACAAAATCATCTATAGATAGACTATCCAATGTATGCCAATCGTATTTGTCTGTTGATTTATTGTAAGACCAAAGTTTATGTGGTTTGGTACCTTCTAAGAAATTGTACTTGGTTGTAATTTTTACGGTATCCTGTAAACCGTTATTGACGAATAAATCAGAATATCTAACACCTCCATTACCCAATACCCCATACTTATTAACGACATATCCGTGCATCGGGTCATCAGGTTCATTAACATTAATAAAATCACCGACTTGTCGCAATCCATTATCGGTGTAGATAAAAGTATCATCAGTAACGCACGATATGAGTACACTTTTTCCACCCGTACCCAAAGCCGTTTGAGCTGCCCCGAACAGTTCTTTACCATCCTCAATGAACGCAGCTTCGTCCATAATCAACAAGGTCGGGGTATAACCTCTAAGAGCGTCTGGTGATGTCGCTACGGCCTTAACTCGGCAACCGTTAGGTAGTTTTATCTCTTTCTTAGATTCAGCTGAGAATATAGTCTTTCGCTCTTTCTCTGGCGAACCGTAATATTCTGGACCCCAAGCCCATCTAGGTATCTGGTTCAAGAAGTCCTTAATTTTAGAAAGGAACTCGAATGCCATATCTTGTTTGTTGGCAACAATCAAAATAGCCTCTGGGTTGTTCTCATCGGCAAAACCTAGCAATACGGAAGTAGTGGCTGCGACTGTGGTAGACACTCCCGCTTGCCTAGGTTTGGCAATTATATTATGACGGTGGGTTTTAAGAGCGCGTACAATCTCTTTCTGTTTATCAAACAGTTTAAATGGTACATAACCATTATTAGTTTTATCGAACGTTTTAAAATACGTCTCAATTACATACGCTGGGTCGATTAGACATTTAGCGTATTCTTCATAAATCTCATTTGCGGTCAACATATTTACCGTTTAATAGTAAATATGTTGATATTGAGTTAATTACTGCTCAAGTCGACTTATTAGACCTTGTACACCTGATTTTAGCATATCTCTAAGCTCGGCAACTGCTTTTTCTTTGGCTGAATTGACCTCAGAATTTAGCTCTTCCTCCAACGTATCCAATTCTGAATTTTCTTTCACGACTTTAATGATTTCTGATACAATTCGTTTACCTTCATTTGTACCAGCCATGATTTCTTTCATAGTTGAATTGAATTCACCCACAGGCTTACGAACTAAGTTATGGAACACATGGTGCTTCATATTATGGTCTTCATTAGGAATGCAATTCAACATACGCCCCCATAGAGCTGGACCCATTCTCAAATCCCAAGGCTCTGCCGCCAAAAAGTCGGCTTGGCTTACAACAAACTCATTTAATTTTTCATCATCGGTGAATCCGTGTAAAGATATTGCTTCCAACACGCCTTTAACCAATTCATGGATAAGTACTGGAAAGATTAAGGCTTCAGCATTTATCCTGATTTTACCGTCTTCCGTGTAATCCACGTTGACCACGCCCATAGGTTTGCCAGTTTCTGGTTTAGGTGTACTGAAATACAGATAGTCGTTCAGTGCCATCACTTTTTTATACTTGTTCAATAACGTTGGGTCGATATCGGTCAGTTCCCTGTTTTTCAAATGGAACATATGATTACATTTATTGGCACCGCCTTGCACCATGGCATTGATGAATCTCCGTTTCATTATCTCACCCTCAGCGTTATCCATATCATCAGCCTTATCGAACTCCATTGTGAATTTTTCGTCCTCAAATTCTCTGGTCAATTTCTTCTCTTGGGTAAGTCGGTCAACTAATTTGGCGTTAAACTCAATCAGATCTTCTCTGATTCCATAGTCTTCCATGACCGCCTCAATTGCGAGTTCCTCCAGCGTAGGTCGATGCTTGCGTTCAGTCTCCATGCAACCCAATATTAAATTGCTTGCCCCTTCAGATATCACAGATAACGTATCATCATCAATTGAATTGACATCGAAAGCCTCTTTACATGCGTTGGTAACCTCAACAAATCTATCCAATAGTAGTTTCTGATCAAAAGCCCTGACCCCAACCTTTGGTAAAGCTGGGTGGTCACCTATTGAAGTTTTTCGGTTTTTAATAGCATCCTCAATATCAGGGTGCATTCTTTCAGCTATGTTTTCTGGGTAACCGAACCCTTCATACAGCATACCTTTATCAGTTGATTGAGATAAGGCTTTACGAATCAGATTACTATATTTATTTTCTTTCATATCGATTATTTCTTACGTTTTGATTCAATGAGAGTATTAAGTTGAGCTTTGGTTATCTTTATCTTAGACTCTGAAAGATTAATTATTGATACTAACCCACGTAATGATTCGATTACTCTTTGCATTTCATCATCACTTAGATTAGACTCATATACGTGTAAAAACGATTCTAATTCGTCTTTAATTTTTAATAATGCGATTTTCTTGCTGATTTTAGGAGTATTTTTGTTAGCTTCTTCCATATCTTGTTTAATTTTTAATTCTTCTTCGTAATCTTCCTCACCAGCCTCGATGTCCTCAATGGATCTAATATCTTTTACCTCATTAGTTCTGACGTATTCGTCTTCTGGTTTACGTCTATGTGATTTTTTTATTGCTGATGGGCCTAATGATGCTTGACATACCGCATAAGCGTCAACGTCAGGACTCTTTTTCTTCACATCGATTATACATCTGTCGAATTTACCTGTATGTACTTTTTCAGCACCGACTTCAACAACTACACCTTCTTCTTTAACTGCGTTGGAGATTGCAGCAGACGCCAATTGTTCAGCTTCATCGTCACCGATATTAGGTAGTCCTTTCATTTTACTTACGGTTGAATTATATGCCGAAACAATGTCGCTTGAAGATTTTGCAATCCTACTAGGTAACTCGTTTTTAACCTCATTCAACTTACTGATAATGTCCTTTTTGTAGCTCATTTTTACTATATTTCCATTCTATTGTTATATCCTTTGCATAAAGGCTATCTTTGATTATTGACATATCATCACCAAAGAAAAATTTAAGTCTATTCTGTGGGTATTCTTCATACTCTGTTATATCTTCCCAACACAATGCCACTACGCCGTCAACTGCATCCCAAACTGAAAAGGTATCACTATCCTGTATGCAGATTAGAGAAAATTCATCGGTCTCAATCCTACCCACTGCATCAATAAATTGTTTATCTGGTGGTTCAGGCTGACCGCTGGCGGGGTATGTATCCCAAGCTTCACCATCCACACCTTCGGTGGTTTTGGAAAAGATAAATTCATAGATAAATTTACCGTCCCAATCCTTTCCGACTTTATTTATATAAATCAATTTCATTATGCTTTAGGTTTAGTTTGTGGGCGTTTGATTGGAGGTGTGAATGGTGAATCGTTAGCTTTTCGCCTCGGTGAAACTTGAATATCTGGTTCCACTTCTGGTTCAATAACAATCGGCTCGTTCATTTCGTATTTCCGCTCATCGTATCTATAAATAGGTGTCATTCACTTAATTTTTAGGGTTAGCGTAATCATGTATAAGATTTCTTATCAAAGATACTGTATTTTCACTCTTCTTTCCCCATTTTTCACCTTTATCTTTGGTTTTACATGCTGAAGGTGTAGGTCGACACGCTGGATATTTGGACCGTTTCTCACCTTCTTTTCTACCACAAGGTTTACATTTTTTCCGACCAGTCTCAGGGTCTTTCTTACACGTATTACAGTCTACCCAACCTTGAGAACCCTCGCCACCTCTTCTCTCAAACCAACCGTGAAGACCTTTTTTTTTCTCTTTTGAGTAATCGGTTTTTTCTTCGACTTTAGCACTTTTACCGCTGGCCTCATCAAAGTCACGCTCAATCTCATCTTCGTCCAATAATTCAATAGAAACTATGCCATCCTCACCCCAAACACATCCAGATGCAACATCCCAAGGATAATACCACATGAATTTCATTCTACCCTTGCTGATGTAGGGGTTTATTTCTATACCCGAATAACGTTTAGCCACTTCTGCCCAATTTATATTAGATTTTGGATGCGACCCACCGAATGCGTAATCACCTTTAACACCAAACTCTTCCGTGAATGCTAATAACTCGTCAAACGTGCTAATTTTTAATATTCTAGAGTCATTAACCTTAACCAGATGGACGTAATCCGTTTCCCAATCAGGCATTTCACTACGAACCCAATCTAACCAAGAACTACCGAATCCGTACCAAAAACCTCTTGGTTTAGGTCCGACTCGTTGTTTATCGATAGGAGTAGGTTTAAAAATAATCTTGTCTTCATGTGACATGACTATTCTTTCATTCTTATATGAACTTACAATATAATGCATAAAATCAGAAATTTCATTTACAGCATCAGCATCTTCAGTGATATCAGTACCCTCAGACTTATTACCCCAGTTCTTAGCCCCGACCTTTCTGCACTGAACTAAGGCACCTGAATTTCCAGTTATTGTAATAATACCGTTACCATCAGTTTCTTGCATCATAACCCAAGTACCATTTTCTGTTTCTGGACACCAAACATCTGCAATGTTTTCTTTAACTAATTTAAAATTAGATGTGTTTTTAAATCTTTTATTGCTAGTATAATGACATGAATAAATGTCTTTGTCACTAACTTTTTTCCATGTTACTAAACCAGAGTTTAAGAAAGCTGATAATAAAAACGCATCTCTGTGTTCAATGTCTTTTTGTTTAAAGCCGAAAGATTGTTTCCCGTGCGGTCCAGTATATAACCAATTTAACTCATCTATATTATTCGTATTTTCGGTTAATCTTTCTATTTTTTGTTGATTACCATCATAAACAATAGCACTAAATAACCATGCTTGTCTTTGTTCGCTAGTTATATCTAAAATGTATTTAACCCAGTTAGTACCATATTTAAATATTTTATCAAAATTAATATTATCACCACCATTATATTGTGCTGAAACAACCAAATGTTTATTACTCTTATTAACTAATAAATCACTGGTTTCAATTAACGCTTTATCGGTAATTCTTTCATATTTTTGTGATTTAGTCCCTTTAATTATTGGTAATTTAACGACCCATTTATGGTTGTCGGTTGCTTCAAATATAAAACCGTTATTTCCGCTTCTAACAACATTAGTTTTAACATCTTTATATCTATGCAGATTTAATATCGGTTTAAACTCCAACTCATCTTTTTCGATATTATATGTCATTATTTCATCACCAATATTAAGTTGATTTACGTCTCTCCAACCATATCTAGTTAGCGCTTTAGAAGTGTTTTCTGGAACACAAGCATAAGCCGATGGCCATACGTCATATCTGCTTTTGACCTTATGGTAACAAGCGTCTTTATTACCTTTACCTTTTTTCTTTTTGCCCTCTTTAATTGATTCTAATTGTGTATATTTTTCTATGCTTATAGCGTTTTCATCAAACACAACATAGTTAAAGCCACTTGCAGTATTACTTGTCGCTCCCCTTGCTATGCTTTCAGCAGGGTATTTTATTCCATCAATACCGTTTTCAAGCAAGAATAATGATGCTGCCTTATCTGAACCAAGAGCAATCACCAAGGCATTGTAAAGCGATTCCCCATCTTTTATATATCGTTCCTGTGAAATACCTAATGACTTTATGATGGTAAAAAAACCTTCCTTATATTGCTCTTCAGTTAACTTATTTTTTATCAAATTAATCAGTTTTCTATCAACACCTTTATCCCACTCCAACCAAGTGTATTGGGAGGGTTCTTTCCCTTTGTGGAGGGATACTTTGTAGAGGTTTTTACCCTTTCGTACTGTTAGTTCAGAAATATTGTTTTTTATTTTTTTAATAGAATTTAGAACCTTTTTAGATTCTTCTGCATAGGTTTGTTCATAAACATCATTTTTGTCATAATTTGAGTTTAAAAAAGATTCTGCCATCTGCTGTACAGTGTCTAATATTTTTTTCACCTGCTGTACGTTTGAAAAAGAAGTAAATTCGCTATTATCTGGATCTAAATAGTAGAAAATATCTTTGAAATCAGATATAGTATTGATGTCTTTCCCTTTGTATAAAATTTTTGGCGCACCTAATACATCAGCATAATGCCTCGCAATACTCTCTAAATCCGTAAAATACAATCCCCAACCGAAAACTTGTGCGCCTTCGCCTGTGCCTATTTTAGATAATTCAAACTTATCAAATTTATGTGGTCCACCATGATAAGCAGTCAATTCCTCTTCAATTGATTCACAAACAACCAATTCATCCAACGAATCAAATTCTTGGATTTCAACAACTAAGTTGCTATCACCTTTAATAACTCTATGGTACGTTTCTTTAGGTATGATAACTGATTCACCTATAATCAACTTCTTAGGTAATTCATTATCAAATTGAATCATCCAATCATTCTCGTTGGTTGGGGTTACCACTCGGTCCCGCTTATCCCTATGCCATACTAATTCAGAAGGGTCTATGTTGGTATCGAACGTTCTTTTTATTACGCCAGACGTTGATACTTCTTGTCTATAAGGTTTATCATTTTTGTGCATTGGACGCTGAGTTTTTTAAAAAGTTATAAACCTCCTCAACATCATCTTTGGACGTTGCAATATGATCAGAGGCCCAATCGTGTCCGTTTGAGAGTATCATATCGACCATATTCTCGTTCATACCAAGTATTGCATCGGCTGCGTCTCTTATGGTTTTAAGATTTTGGAAGAACATATAATTCTTATTTTCGCCCCCTTCGGACAGGTTTCTAAGTGATTCTAAAATTGTGTTACGCATTGTTAATATTTTAATTTAATAGTATTATTTTTCAGTCATTTTGTAAAAAAAATCATCTTCGTCACCAGAAGACCACTTCAGTCCGTTTTCGCAGCTGAATGAGTGCGTTGATACTTTAAAATCAGGTATGGTTACGCCTTTGGGTGTTAAAGATTGGTCATAGAATAAAATTCTATTATTCGGTTGTGCCGAGAATTGGCCATTATCCAATTTTATTATGTTAAAACTTTTATGTTCATTAGGTGTTTCAGACAACGATGTGTTAAGTTCATTAGGTTCGCTGTGGCAACTATCTATAGTAAACATATATGTACCATTATACATTTCTTTATCTTTCATCAGGACCTTACACCTCAATCCGCTTAAGGTCGATTTTTGAATTACCGATATGTTATAAGAAAAAGCGTCCCAGATTTCTAGGTAATCCAAAGGGAATAATTTATCAATATCAATATCGGTTTTCCATACATAAGCTGAAATAGGTAATTTATCATATAAAGCCCCAAAGTTGGTCAATAAGCTCTCAATATATAAAGCTTTACCCTTAATAGATTTTACTGACACCCAATAACAAGGTTCGTACTCATTATGACCACTTTTGAAGTCATAGAGAAACTCCTTTCTGACGAAACATTGTATAGGCGGTAAATTTGCGACTAAATAACTCATAATTTATAAAATATTATCATTGTTATCACCAATAACGACCACCTCCGCTCAGCCCAAGACTTTTAGCATAACGCGGCAATGCGCAGCTCCAGTACCCTGCGGTTGTTTTATCTTTCTTTTCAGGACAATTATGTCTATCTGAGAATGCCTTTCTAGCTTTCGGGTCTTTTAATTTAACTGCAAGATTACCGCCACCCGATTTAGCTCCGAATGATACTTTCTTAATATTACCGCTACTTGGGTCTTTAACGTAAACATAGAATTTCTTTGAACCGCCGCGCTTAGGTTTATTCAGCTCAACGGTCTTACCCTTGTACTCAGCCTCAGCGATAATCTGTTTGATACCATTCAACACATCAGATTCAGTTACGTTATCATTAGGCTTACCCTCTAATTCCTTATTTAGAATCTGTTTGGCTGACTTCTCGTTACCCTTCAGTATATTACGCATGATTAAGGCCAGTATCGGGGCGCCTAATGCAGCTATCTGTGTGAAGGTGGGAAGATGTTCGACCATCTCGTCCTCTGACATCAATTCATCGTCAGTTTCTTCCTCATATATAGCATTTAACAGTATTTCTTTACCGTTAAGGTAAGTTACTTTCGGAATGGCAGAATTGACGATGAATTCGTCATTCTCATTTAATGATATGAGATTGGAATTTTTTAGGCTTTTAACTTCTTTTAATAGTTGTATATATTTCTCGGAACCATATCTGAATACGGACTCACCTAAAGGTATCTTATTATCCAAATGGTATTTAAGACCACCTGAAACTGAAATCGGAGTGGTCAACTCCATAGGTTTGGACCATTCTAAGAATATCTCTTCTATGTCATCACCCAACGACATCTCATCGACCTGTTCACCGTCCATTTGATCAGAATCAGATTGGCTGTCATCAACATCAGTTTCATCTTTAACTTCTGAATCCGATTCTTGATTGTCGTTATCATCACCGCTGGTTTCGATTTTATCTATAATATCCTTTCGGTCTGAATCGTCCATATCTGCGGTATTGGTTGCTGATATTACGGAATTGATTACAAATTTTTCCAACTCAAAATCAGGATTACCCAAACCCTTTTCATAATCCCTTAACGATTGTCCGATTTTACCAGCCAGTTGCTGTATGAATTTCTTAGGGTCACTTTCCTCATCGACATCAACACCAGCGTCAAAAGGTTTTTTTTCGAAAGGGTTATCACCTTCGGCGTCATCAGGAGTGTCTTGGTTGTCATCACCAAAACTAGGTTCAGGGGCTGGCGCATCACCAAAACTAGGTGTGCTGTCCATGCTACCATTAGATGCTTCGGGTGCGTCTATTTTAAGCTTATATTTGGTTTCATCTAAGACGTAACCATTTTCTTCATCAGAAAATAAACCTGTTGAAATGCCATCAGCTTTAGTTTCGGCTAGAGTTTTTTTTTTCCTGTTACGTTCTCAAGAATAGATACGATTTCCTCTTTAGATAGTTTTTTAAGTATTGACTCTACTGTGGAAATCTGTTCTTTCTTACGCTCACCTGTGGCAACGGAAACCGCCTCATCAATCTTGTTTATGGTCTCCAATATACTCAATTGACGTTTAACCGCGATGTTACCATTCTTAACAGACACATCCTTACCCTCACCTACTAAAACTTGGTTTATTCTAGATTCGTTCTTAGATAGTTTTACCTTTTCAAACTCATCCACAACGTCTTTTTCAGCTACGTTATCACCGAACCCATCCTCAGCCTTACCTTCTTTAGAATCAAACGACAACTCAGCACCTTTTTTATCAACCACGTACTCCTCAGCGTCACCCATACCTTTAGTAGCGGATAGTGTTTGACTTGATTTATACGGGTGATGTTCTGAAATCAAACAATCATCTTCAAAAACATTTATGTTTGATTTTGTACCCGTGGCCTCACACAAGGACATGAATTTAAGATTAAGCTGTTTTATAGCTTTAGCGTAAGATGGGAATACCCATTCTTTCTTATTTTTAAGGCCTCCGATATAATTAAAATCCTCTTTGACCAAATCATTGGTCTTATCGCTGATTTTGATATAATATTCGTGGTTTTCTCTTACGATACCATACACTTTGCCATCTGGCCCCATTTTAGTCAACTCAATGACCGAACGGTCTACACCTTCCTTTATGGGTGTCTGACCCATAAGTTCAATCATTCTATTAATTTGTTCGTTACCTTTAAGGCCTGTTGGTTTGATTGCTATTTTATTCATTTTATATTATTTTTTTTTAAGCTACAGGGCCGTAATAACCCCCTATTATTGACGTTCCTTGCATTACGTTTATTGGTACACCTAACAAATACACGTTGCCACTCACTGAAGATATTGAATTGACCATGATATCAAAACTACTACCAGCGGCCAATAATACTGACGTTCCGTTTATGGTCGCCGAACCGCCACCAGTTCCAGCGTATACTTGCATATATGTATAGGCACTTAGCGTTGCACCACTGGCTGGGTGTATTATTGGTGGTATAGCGTGAAAACTGGACATTTTTAGGTTATAATAATAAATATGCTAATGTTCGATAAATATCAATCAGTTGAATATAATTGTACCGCCATTATTAATCGTACCGTTTTGAATTATCGTACCACCAGTTATAATAAGCGTACCGCCTAATTGGATAATCAGAGTTCCGTTAATAGTAAGGTTACCGTTGACGGTATAAGTTTCTCCCGCATATATCGTGAATATACCTTCAACTGGGTTTGGTAATGTTAATGGTTGTATAACATAACCACTTAAGGTAGGCGTACCTTGGAGTACGTTTATCGGTAAGCCTAGTAAGTAGATGTTACCCACAACATCTGATATCGAACGAATCATTATTTTTATGTTCGACCCTGCTGAAAGAAGAAATGGCATACCGTTTATTGTGGCAGAACCGCCTCCCGTACCTACGTAAACCTCAATGTACGTATAAGCACTTAATGTCGCACCGCTGGCTGGGTGAATTATCGATGGTTTACCATGAAAACTAGACATAAGTTGTTTTTACTATAAATATGAATAATTCCAATAGTTGTTATTAAATTTGTATATCATCATCAGATGTGGGTTGAAAAATACATCCATCAACGAATTCTGACTCTTCATTAACAATAGATTCGTCAAAAAAATCATCATCTGGCTCTATAGGAATATCTTCTAAACCCATTCTTTAACATTTTCCAGCCTCAATTATTTTAAACCCATCGTTTCGGTCAATAAACAACCACTCTACCGAAATCAGTTCGAATTCTGATAGATGCTCCAATATCTCGCTAACAGAAAAACAGCTACACGAATAAAGGTCGAACTGAAACATGGGTGGGGTCGAACGATCCCAAACATGGATGGAGGCGTGACTAGTTGCGAGAGTTACGGTACCCGTAAGACCTTCATTACCCTCTTCGTTCACGTATACGGACGTTGGACCAGCGACCACCACCATTCTAACTCTATCAACCAATCTAATAAACCAATCGTTTAAACTTTCTGTATCCAACGGCGGTTTATTACATGTGCCTTTTATTAAAACGTGCAGGTGGTCTGGTTTGAACATAGTATAATACTTTGCTCATAAATAGCGGATTACAGCGAAAAAAATATACCTCCGAATAACAAAATACACGCAGCTACGAAAATAAGTACCATCGCCGCCAACTCATCACCAGCAACATCATCCCAATCAGGTTCAGAACCGAATATCATTGGAATCTTTTTGTCATCTCGATACCTTTCTCACATTCTTTTGCTATCTTAGAAAGAATGTCTGGTGAGTTATACGTATCACTACTGGAGATAATTGATAATATTCGGTCCACCACTGATGAAACGATATTAGTCACCTCTAATTCAGTATATTTTTCAATATCTTCCTCAATCAATTTAGGTTCAATGTTATCCAGCTTGGATACTTTGTATTTTTTTATGTGACTATCTAATACTTTGCCTTGACTATCAGCCAGCTCAAATCTCGCGTAGTCGACATTACCAACCTCTTCATAGATATATCTCGCACCTCTTTTGAAGGTGATTTCCAACGTTCTATTGGTTGAGTCGTATACAGAACTCAGAATATTGCTTGATTTATAGTAGGCGGTTACCTTATCGCCTTTAAGCTCTCTTCTTAAAATCATAATCCATTTCTTTTTAAAATCACGCTAGTTATTTTATTAGTGTCCATCGGTAGCAGAATGACATCTGAACCCGATTCGGGTACTAGAACCACCATAACACCAGTGACGTACAACTTATACTCATTATATAAATCCTTAGTGCAGTTACAAGTATCACATCCGATACCA